ATCAGAGCAAGAGTTGAAGACGATGTTACGAGCATTTCTACTGTATTCATTATGATTCCCTCCTGCTTTTTATTGTTCTAATTTTATACATCATCATAAGAATTGTTATCAATACTAAATAAATGGAATAAGTAAAAAATTATGACAAATTTCAAGCATTAAAAAAACCACCTTTCGGTGGTCATAACTTATACAAATATATGTCAGATTAAATCGGAATAGTTGTAATAGTTCTTTGTAGGTGGGAAATAATTATCATCCCAAAAATTAAAAATGTTAGAGCAATTGTTGTAGAGTTATATATTCGCATTTATTCACTATCATATGTATAGGTTCACAAGATACCTAACTGCTGTTACAAAAGCAAACAACTTATTATTTTTAAATAATTTTTAGATAAAAAACCACCCTAAGATAGTTTTTCACCCGACTCTCCAGCCGCTTCCGACTCTCATCGATAAAAATATTATTTAGGCTAAACAGGCACAAAAAAGACGCTTATGCGCCCGTGGGTTTCTTTGTGCCTGTATGGGTTAAACAGCTGCTGGAATCGTCACAACATGACCATACAAGCCTAATGCCGGATCTGATTCTTTCGTCACATCAGATAAAGCCTGACCTGAAATTTCATACTGACCCAATTCTTCATGAATTAACGGGAACGTCGTTTCTGGTGACTTCTTGGTGCGCCATAGTGTTACAGCCACATGCTCACCGTTCGCAGTATTAATCCCTTTAAAGAAGAGCTGATACTCTTTTTCAAAGTCGGATGCCAATGTGGTATTGGTCACCGCACCTGTTGTGTAACTTGCCAGAATCGGCATAGTGAGATCAGCCACATCATTGAAAATAACAGTACCGAATTTAGCATCTAAGGTGTACTGATCATCAGTGATGGTTTTTGGTGTACCACTGGTTGAATCCTTGAATGAAACCGTTTTTAAGTTATAACCATCCAACTTGATTTCTTGACCTGCAACCACAGTACCCAGAGACACATCAGCTTCTGTTTTTGTTGGTACGGCATGTGTCATACCAGAGAGAATATATTCCATGTTTTCTGGATTAACTTCTTCGAGTTGCCCCGAGAAATTAACTGAGGTCGCATTGATCATGGTGAAGTCAGTGGTACGTTTACCCGTCATTGATTCTTTATGCTCAATAACATCAGCACCAATTTCCAATTCAAACTCAGGTACGTTACCAAGTTGACGCATAGCACCGGCGATGCCATTCACAATCTCAGATAAGTAAAACTTACCTTGCAGAGAGATATAGTTCTTTTTAGCCATTACTTTTCATCCCCTGTGGTTTTCTTGGCTGGAGCAGCAATTTTTATTTCAGGTGCTTCCTGAATTGTGCCATCAGTCAGTAATTTCTTAATTTGGGCATCACTTAGCCCACCGACTACATCGCCCTTTATGAAGCGACCGACAGGCTGAGTTGCCTTGTATTGTTTCGCCATGATTGGCTCCTAAATGAATAATGATGATTCGAATACCATCGTGATATAGACGCAAGTTGATGAGAAGTCTTCACTGATCCGTACCAGTGATAATGGCCGAGTACTTGACTCTGGTCGCCAACCACTTAAAAGCGGAATAACCTTGGCAACCAACTCACCTGCCTTATCAATTGCCTTTGAACCATCTGATAACTGTGAAGCTGCATGTCGCTCAACAATGGTGATATCCCACTCTTGTTTCAGTGCATTCATGGCACCTCTGCCCGCCTCATCAACCTTTCGAATGCGTAGATAGTTCACATGAGCACATGGGACGATTTGGGATAGCTCTGAGGTACTGCCAATATTAATCGGGGTATAGATTTTCTTGAATTCTGAAATTTCCTCCAGTCTCTTTGCAATTTCAGCCCGTACAGCAAAAAAATTACTCATCAAATACCACCCCTTCAATAGAGTTCAAAATGCTTTGCTCCTCATCCTCAGTAATACCAAGCCAAGGTCGACGTAGTATTTTGACCGTATAGGCTTTACCCATTGTTTCCTGCATAAAGTTTGAGCGACCACGTTTCACAAATCGATTGCCAACTTCACCAGTACGCATGTTTTGACGGAAGAATGTTTTTCGCGTTCTTGCTTCATGTTTGATATCACCACCAAAGTGATGAATCGCCCCATACTCAACATCTGTACCAATTTCCACACCATCCGCAAGGACGTTATAAGTAATGGAATTCATTAATCGTGAGGTATCACGCAAGGTGGTACCACCCTCACGCATTACTCTTACAGATAAGGGCCATTTCCCCTCTAGGCCCTCTCCACCTTCCCAGCGCGAACGAATACCATCAACAACAATGCTGCCAATGTTTTCAAATAATTCACTCTTGCGTTGTTCAAAATCAGAAAGGTTTTTAAGGATTGCTAGAATGGGTGAATCGCCATCAACATCAATTGATATTGCTACACCGCTCATAAACACCTCACTTCATGCTTGGCATCATGTCTAGAATGGCATCACCAAATACACCACCAGTGTATGAAGTACCGATCGGTGCTGTTGATGGTCTACCTTTGGGTTGGTCGTCCACGATTTCATTTGTTTCAGGCAATTGGATCTGCAAATGCGCCTTGTTGTCAGCCACACGTTTTAAGAATGCGATTGCATCCTCATAACGCTTTCGAACTTCTTCAGTTGGTTGCTGAAAGTAAAGACGATAACGTGCAATATCACACGCCATACGCTTTAAATTACTAGGCACATTGGGCAAAGGAAGAGGATAACGATCACCGATATGACCGTTAATTTCTTCTGTTGCATCCTGGATTGCATCATCAACAAAGGCGGGATTAGAGACCATAAGTTTTAAATTACCAATCTCTTCACCAAATCGTGCGACCAACTCTGCTTCAGTCGCGTACATAGATCACCTATTTGGTTTCATCCGCTGGCTTATCAGCGGCTTTAGGTTTTGCAGCAGGTTTCGCCTTTTCAAGCTCAGCTACTTTCGCCTTAAGTTCAGCATTTACCTGATCTGATTTGACCTTTTCATCAGTCATCAGCTTGTTTGCTGCTGTCAGCTCAGCATTAGCCTTTTCAAGCTCAGCTAAACGTGCAGATGTACCATTCTCTTTAACATCTTCCGGCTCTTGATATTCTTCAATAGCCCCAGATGCTAAAAGGGCCTGAAGTTGTTTAGCTTCAAGCCCTTTGATTTCATCACCTGGCATAAAATGCCCGATGGATTGTTTTGCTGTGTACTTTGGCATGTCTTGCTCCTTATAGGGTGATAAAGCCAGTACCACCAACGACACCGTTCTTATTAGACGGCACAACCAGTGGAGCAGATTCAGTCATCAGCATAATGCCGCTTGGATCTTCACAATACCACTGGCGGTCAAAGTACTGCTGAGCAACGCCGTTGGCCAGCATGTTTTTAATCTTACAGTGAGCAACTGAACCATTGGTATCAGAGATCAAAGAGAAGTAATCCTTAGGAATAAAACGATTCACCTTGCCCTTGTTGCGGTAGGTTGCGTCATATACCCAGAATTCGATTCCATCAAAAGTACCTTTTAGAGTTGCTGACTCTTTGGCACCAAAACTTGGATTCACTGGAACAGAAATACCCGCATACGGCGTGATGAATTCTTTTTTGAACTCTTCATTGTTCCAGAGAGCCGCCCAAACCAAGCCCGACATAAGAGATAGCTTAGCTTCACCACCATCAGCCGCCAATTGACGTTCAAGCATAGTGCGGATATCAGTTACTGGTTTAGCACCAACTTCATTCCACTTGGTTAACGGCGTAAATGTTAAAGATGCATCACGACGGTAATCCACCAGATTGTATTCATAATCATCGGAGTGAAGCGCGTATTTACCATTTTTCAGTAAATCAATTGCCATCATGAGGACTGAGTTATCAATTGCATCATGGTTACGCTTCATCACTGAGATTTGAGCAATGATCATTTGCTCTTGCTCAGATAATCGCTGGTTACCAGTTGAGATGATACCCGCAGTACGTAAGCGCTCAAGCAAGGCAATTTCAAAAGTTTCTGCCGGAGTGACTTGGTTCTTTGGCTTGTAGTAAGCCGGCTTAACGTGGCGCACTTCACCTGATTGCGTGGTATCAAATGGCTTACCAGGCTGTTGCGGTGATACCAGTGGTGCCAGATCATGTTCGGCAGACACTTCAGCCAAAGGCACATCATCACGGGTGAATAACGGGCGATTTGGGAAAAGCTTGTCTAAAAGCCAGGTATCCATCGGACGGTAATTCGAGTGAATCAGTGCGAGTTCACCCACATCAAGTAGTTCGAGCGGAGTGCCCTCAAGGTTAAAAGACTGTGGCATGTTAATTACACCTTAGAAAGTTCGATTTTGTTTTTAGTTGCCTGTGCACGTGCTGCATCATATTGAGCAGTAGTCAGCAAGGTTCCATTTACAGATACAGCTTCAATATTGAAAACCCCACCAAAATAAATAGGGATCTCAATTCCATTCGCTACTTTGATTGTAGCTTCTGCTGCTGTAACGTCCTGACCACAGATCACATCCCATGTTTTCTCATCAGTAGCATGAGTGAGTACGTTATCCTCTGACAACACCAGAAGATCACCGTACTTATAAGCAGTGGCAGTCGTTACTTTTGCATTAGCACGACGTAACTTTTCATTATCCAGAATCAGTCGTTGTGATGTGACTGAGATAGGCGGTACATAGTGAGTAACCATGAATTATTTCCCCTTTTGATTCGCGAATGCTTGTGCACCGGCTGTGAATTTATGTTGATCACCGCCCCCTTGATTACCACCATCACCACCTACTGCTTGGTGATTAAATAAATGCGCAAATCCAGCAGGCACAGCGGGTGCTTTCTGCTCTGGTGGTTTAGTCGCTGCAAACTGACGCAATTGCTTGGCTGAGAATGCAAATGCCGAATCGTCAAGATTCTTCATTTCCGCAATATCTTCTGCACTAAATTCTTTGCCCAGATCTTTACCTAATGCGGTGATTTCAGCTTCACGTTTTGAAGCTGCGAATTGTTTGTTTTGTTCGGTCAAAGCATCAACTTGATCTTGTAATGCTTTCGCCTTGGCTTGCGCCTGTTCTAATTCGGTCACGTCTGTGTCCTCTGGTTGATTAAAGTTTTTTGGAGAGTGACTGGCAGCCACTGCACTTGTGTTGTCATCAGCACCTAAAGCACAAAAGGACACTTCACGGATACGCCCACCACGGAAAACTGCAACGGGAGCTTGGAATGTTCGACCATTCACAATGACCGAACCCTCTTTAACTTCCTCAACTGTGGTCGGGTAGATTCGAACTGACATTTGCCATGGGAAGTCATCGTCAGAGTCTTGAGCGACTTGAGTGCCAAATTCATTTGAAAGCAAATTACCTTCAATTTTCAGACCTTCCCCATGACTGACGGAATGAGAGTTGATTGCTCCAGCACGCTGACTGGTTCGATGTTCAAGTAGTGCAGGAATACGACCTTTGATTTGAATTGAATCAAGATCAAATACAACCTTGTCCCAATACCAATGATCTGTAATCGCCTCACCGCTATAAGCAATACCCGAGAAGGTGCGTTTCTTTTTTCCATCTTCAGGCTTGTCTACACTGACTTGACCTAATTGGAAGCAAAACTGATCCTGCTCCTTTTTTGGCTTTTCATTTGAATCTGGCATTTCCATGCTCCATAAAAAAAGCACCCATATGGGTGCTATTCATCATTTTCTCTAACTAAATTAACTTTCTGAAATATAGAGATTGCATTCAAAAAGACCTTTATTTTCAATCCCTAGGGTTAAGGGTGAATTCTCAGGCTTAGGTGTATACTCTAAAGCAATACGATCAATTCGATGCCCTGTTCGCTCCTTGAATTCATGATATTTTTGATCTAAAAGCTCCTTTAGTTCTCTCTTAAAAGCATTCTCTTCGTGCATTAGCATTACATTTTTCATGGGCATCTCCACTTAAGTTTTGCTCATTATATCACCGCACCACTTAAACTCTGGTGAGAGATCAATACCTTTAAGATAACTTTGAATTAGCTCACCAATGCCTTCAACGTATAAACCATCTGCCCTTCAATCACTTCAATCGATACCACTTCAAACAACAGTCCAATTTCAAATAAAACACCCTGTCCAGCATTAAGCTTTTCAAGATCAATCCCCAGACCTTTAGCATTCTCAATCTTGATCACAATGTCTGAGGCTGCAT